GAGCTGCCGTAAGTGTAACTGTTTTTGAACCACCGGTTTCTTCAACGGTATCAAATTCTGTTTGACCTGTGTCGATAGCGACGGGAACTCGGCCAGTTCCCCAAGCAGCCCACGTACCTCCTCCAAGGAGTGTATTTGGGTTAGTTGATACAACTGCCATAAAGATGGATCCGACAGGCCAAGCCATCAAACCAATCGAAGCTGGTCCTGTAGGTCCTGTAGCTCCAGTGGAACCGGTCGGACCACGTACGTTTCCAGCGTTAATTGTTGATGCGTCGTGTTTAGTTAGAATTAGGTTATCTCCAACAACATCGCCGTCAACAACCGATGCTGCTTCTATTGCTTCCATTCGGGCGGCCGTGAGACCGGTTACGGTAGCCATTTATGCTCCCATCGGATCATCGGTTGTTGTAATTGTATAAGTATCAGCATCTAAATATGTTGCATCAACTTGGGTAATTTGGAATGTTGTGGAATCTAGCATAGTTATAAGACTATCAGGGCCCGTAGCTTTCCACGTCCCATTGCCGTTATCAATAATTTCAATTAAATGTGTACTGGTGAGCCAAACTTGCAGTTGTTCGAATGGCGGCAAACTAGGTTCTACACCATCTGTTCCATAGAGAATAATTTCCAAAGATTCTAGATAATCTGGATCAAATATAGTAGAATCAATAATAAAATGCATTGTTGGAAAATTATTAACAATTTGAATTGGAACACCAAGTATGGTCCAGCTTAATTTAGTTGTTTCTGGGGAATCATTAATAGTTTCATAATTTCGATCATCTGCATCTGCTGTTAAATTATATAGAATGTGAATCTTATAACCTTCATCACCATTCAACTGAGTTCTATATGACATCCCAAATACTTCTTTTCGTTGAGAAGTCAATGAGAATCCAGGAACTAAATCCTTCTCTCCTATACATTGAAGAAATTCATGAGGAGCCGAAAGAGCTTGAATAGCTCCTTTAAAATCTCTAGAAGAAGCATAATCTATATATTTTACCCCATCGTAATACAAAGGTTCTGTATCTGCACCGACTTGGGAATCTGTAACAGAAACAAGCCCATTCCAAACGATCCCAGAGCCATTAGGAGGATAAAAAACTCCATGACTAACTCCACTTTCGTACTTTCGTTCAGTTGGTTCATCCCAATTCAACCGTGTCATGTTAGCCTCCTATCCCTTGGTTCCAAGTCTAGCTCGATTTTGTGCATTCAGCTCACGATTCCTAGCTGCCATTTCAGATCGACTCATTTTCTTCGGAGCAGCGTTCTTTATGTTACAAATCCGAATTAGAGTGAACAATCTATTAAGATGCCAATTCTCACACATAATAGGTATCTGAAACGTAATCATCCAATAATAAATCAATTCGGAGGTAATGATTTCCTGACTCTTAGGTTGTCCTCGTTGCTCTGAAAACCAGGTAGCCGTCATCTTAGCGTCTATATACTCGTTTATCTTCGAAAGGTTGTTTTCAGAGAGTCTGGAGAAAACGTCCGAAGGAATTTCCGGGTTAATCAACATAGTTTTGATATACCCGAGAATCTCTTCCGAGGATTTCTCCCCCGGAGCCAAAAATGGCTTCTCATAAATCGACTCCCATTTTGACAAAGAGACCAGAGAATGCTCGAGTTCTACGACAAGATCTCCGACAGTTACGAATTCTTGAATTGAATCGTCGAAAAAGTCGTTTCCTGGAACAATAATCTTGAGCATTCTCTGGTCTCCTCACATTTTAGTAGTCGAACAACCAGTCCGTGTCGCCACTCAAGACATACGCAGTCGTTGAGGGCGAAGCCTCGATAACCGCGGTCTGTCCAACAGTCATGGCGGGCTGTGCACCGGGAGTCTTCACAACCCCGTTGATACGCCACACAACACCAGTGACCGTCGGAAGAGTAACGATGTGTGTGCCAGCAACATATGTCGGCTGGTTGGTAGAAACACCAAGATCGACGATGGTAACGCCAGCGCCAAAGATAGCGTAAACTGCTGCCGGCAAAGGAAGCTGTGGATCTCCAGAAGCGCCATAAAGAAGCGCTTCGAGAGTGGCCAACTTCGTCGGGTCGACCTCTGTGGAATCGAGAGTGACCACGGCAGTCGGCTTATAATCGACACCATTGAGAGTTCCAACAGCTACCGGAATCGTAGTAAGATCCCAACTGAACGAAATCGCCTCAGGCGAGTCGTTGATAGTTGCATAAGCCTTCTCTGAAGGAGACGCCGTAGCACCATAAATCAGATGCAACTTGTATCCATGATCGTTTCCTTCAAGATCGTTTCCAAGCTTGGTTCGATAGCACAAACCGAAAGAATCCCGAGTTTGCTGGCCGAGAGTCATACCCGGAGTCGGAACTCCCATACCATCGTACGGAGCGAACTCATCAGGATACGTAAACGCCTCGATAGTAGCGCCAAATTCTTCAATGCTGTAAAGGTTCAAATACTTGATGTTATCCGCGTACACGGGAGAGGCTTCCGCACCGGTCGGAGACTCGGTAACAGTCGTCAGACCATTCCAAGCCACGCCATCTACGTAAGCACCCAGATCGTCGGGCATGTACAGGACACCGTGATCGACACCGGTCTCATAGAGACGGTCGCCGACACTATCCCAGACAAGAGGAGCCATTATGAAATCCTTTCTAGAAGAACAAGTTGAAGACGTCGTGGTTTAGATCGTCTGCTGTGTAGAATCTATTGACTACACACATTGGCAGGTTAGCGACCTTATCAGGAATCACGCTATCGGGATCTCGATCAACTACTGTTACCATATATCGCTTTGTGTAATGATATGGATCATTGTCAGCGAACGCGGTATTCGCGAAATCACGATGGTAAATAATACACGGATACTGCAATTGCACATTAGCCGGAGGTTGAAAATATACATGATCGGTGCCCAAAATCGCCCTCAAAAGTGTCTGAAGTTCAGACCGTGGGGCCATTGTAAACACCACCCAACCTCAAGAGAAGACGAGGACTCTGCACTTCGACGTCTGAAACCGTCCACAAAGTCCCCGCCCATCGAATATAGCGAATGGCAAAGAAATGTTCGTTGGCATAAGCATCGGCAACAATGCTAATCGAATTATTTACAGAGAGATCGTCGTTAAGGCTTTCTCCTTCTCGGAGTTGACGAGTGTTTCGAACAACATCGCCGTAGTATTTTACTTCAGTGATGTTATCGATCCAGACACCAGAACCAGAAGGATTTTCTACGGTCTCTCCATAACCGATTTCACCGTAGAACTTTGCCATTTGCGATCAGCTGTTCTAGGCAGCGGGCCGCGTGAACGACCACTCGTCATCGACGTTATTGGCAAGGTAGTGACCCGACGTCGCAGTTGCAACCACAGTCAAACTAGCTCCAGGAGCCAAGGCTGTCTGAGCACCAGTCGACAGAGTCGCACCAGTAACACCATTCTTGTAAACCACGCCAGTGGTGGCCACGATAGTTACAACACCAGTGGCCTCAACGAACGTCGGAGCGGCCGGGGTCACCAGAGTATCCGTAGCAGCGGCTGCACGAACTACGACAGCCGAACGAATCTTGGTCAGAGCACCTGAGAGCCGAGTCTCGAGCAGGTACTTGTATTGGTTGTAATCGATGTCGAAGTCGTCGAAGAATGCGACGTCGCCACCCTTGTCAGCACCCAGAGTATAATCATTCAGGTTGACAAGAATACCAACAATGGTGGGCTCATCTTCCATAACCTCGACCGTGACGATGGAGGAAACGCCCATCTCAGCGGCAAGATCCGCCTGCGTACGGTACAGACGACGTCCAAGAGTGTCACGCTGCAACATCATTGACGTGATGGTCGTAAGCGTGGTGTAGAAAGTCGGTGAACCGCTGCCCTTGTAGAAACGCATGGCACCAACAATGGCATCCACAATCTCGCTCGGGCTCGAGCTAGCATCCAACACATTGACAGTGATTGTCGCAGCATAGAGATCGTCGTCATTCGCGATCGAACGAATACCAGCACCCTCAGTGGAACCAACCGGATCTTTGATTTTGTCTTCGTCGTCAACAGCACGACCGTCACCGATCAGAATCGCGCGCGCGAGCTCCTCGTCAAGCATGAGACGCATCTCACCCTTGAGCCACGACACCACGTCGAAGTCGGTGATATCGATGATGTCATCGCGATCGAGCTTCTGCTTCTTGTAGATCGTAGCTGGGGTCGTAACTCGCTTACTAACCGAGAAGAACTCTTCCTTCTTCAGGTTTCCCTTGATGTAACCCTTGGCTCGCGCGTCTTCGAACGTCAGGTCAGCGACCAGGTTCTTGACTCGAGAGAACGGAGAGTGCTTGGCTCCATTGATAACGCCGGCGACCCACTCAGTACGACGCTTGTCGAAATCCGGAGTGGCACTCACCGCCTTGGCGTCGGGGAACATCACATCGATGTTCTCGATGCCATGCTTCAGAGCATAAGATTCGACAGCTGCCTTCAGGCTTCCACCCTTGATCGCGTCAGCCACGATGCCCTTGACGTCCTCATGGCTAAGGACGTGCTTCTCCGGCTCCTTGGTCTTGTCGCTCTGATCGAAGACGTTTCGGGTCATTTCGCTTCCTTCCTTGTGGTTGAGGTCGCCCTCATCCTTCTTATCGGAGTGATTTG